GAGATTGGACACATCGGGACATTTGAATTTAAGCACGATCACACATGGGTAATGCGTGATCTTGAGAAGGCTAAAGAGGCAAGTTGATGGCACTCAGCACATATTCAGAATTGAAGACATCGGTTGCGGACTGGCTTAATCGCTCAGACCTGACTTCTGCTGTGCCTGACTTTATTTCGTTGGCTGAGGCTCAAGTCGAGCGCAGACTTCGCACACGCCAGATGATTGTGCGTGCCACAGCCACGATTGACTCTGAATATAGTGCTGTTCCAGCCGACTTCCTTGAAGCTCGCACCCTGAAGTTGCAGACCAATCCTGTCACTCCTTTGCAGTTTGAGACAATCGACTCATTGGATGACCTGAGCACGCAATACACATCTGCTGGCAAGCCTAGATTCTTCTCGATTGTTGGCGGTCAGATTCGTACTGTGCCGATTGCTGATTCGTCTTACACGGCTGAGTTGGTTTATTACGCAAAGCTGAGTAAGTTGTCTGACAGCAACACGACTAACTGGTTGCTGACTGCTTCTCCTGACATTTACCTTTATGGCGCTTTGATGCAAGCTGCTCCATATCTCAAGGATGATGCGAGAATTGGCACATGGTCACAAATGTATTTGACTGCTTTGCAAGACCTGCAAACTGCTGATGATCGTGGCTCCACATCAGGTGGCGCTTTGATTGCTAGAGCAAGAACTTTAGGATAAGGAAAAGACATGTCATCTTTTAGCGATTACACCGAGAACCTACTGCTGAATTGGTTGCTGACAACCAACTCGGCTACCCGTCCGACAGCTTGGTTTGTTGGTTTGTTTACTGCTGCACCATCAGACACAGGTGGCGGTACAGAGGTGACTGGCAACGGTTACGCTCGTGTTGCTACTGGCACGATGAGCATTTCAGGCACATCGACAACGGCAACCAATGCGGCTGCAATCGAGTTTGCTGCTGCCTCTGGCGGTAACTGGGGAACCATCACTCATGCGGCTATCTTTGACGCATCTAGCGGTGGAAATATGCTGGCATGGGCTCCTTTGACCACATCACGCACCATCAATAGTGGCGATGTGTTCCGCATTCCAGCATCTAGCCTGACCGTCACTCTGACCTAATCATGGCTGCATACGGCTCTGGCTATTATGGCGGGGGCAATTACTCCTACGGGGTAAGCCTCGGAGCCGTTGCCATATCCGACACAAGCACCGTAGCAGTTGCTGCTACTCGCGTCTGCATAGGCGCTTTTGCTGTTTCTAGCACCAGCACAGTTGCTGCTGACGCTAACGTAGTCAAGTCTGGTGCTTTTGATGTTTCCTCTTCCAGCTCTGTTGCTGTTGACGGTCAGCGTCTAGCAATTGGCGCTGCTGCAATATCAGACACCAGCTCTGTTGCTATTGATGCAATTCGTGTTGCTATTGGCGCGGTTGCAGTATCAGACACCAGCTCAGTTGTTGTTGATGCGATTCGTGTTGCGATTGGCGAGTTTGCACCATCTGACGTTAGCACCGTGGTTATTAACGGGGTGCGTGTTGCTCTTGCTGAGTTGACGATTCTTGATGCAGCCACGATGGAAGTTGGCTCTCAGGTTGTTGTCAATCAACCCGTGACGATTGAAGCAAGCAGTCTGATGGAAATTGATGGGGCTAGGATTCAGACTGGCTCCTTTGCGATGGTTGACACTTCTGAGGTTGTCATCTATGGGCGCAAAAAATGGGAAAATGAGAGCGATACATCCGAGACATGGACTCCTCAAGAGGACACCTCAGAATCTTGGACGGTTTCTGCTGATACGAGCGTGGATTGGTCGGATGAGTCCGATACACCTGAGACTTGGACAGCATCTTCTTCAAATAGTAAAACTTGGCAAGTTGCCGCATGAGGTGAAATATGGCAGATACAACAACAAGCAACCTATCGCTGACCAAACCAGAGGTCGGTGCATCGACGGACACTTGGGGAACCAAGTTAAACACCAACCTTGACACGCTTGACGCGATCTTCAAGGCTGATGGCACAGGCACATCTGTTGGTCTTAATGTTGGCTCTGGTAAGAAGCTGATTACTGCTGATGGAGCAACAATCCAAGGCTTAACAGTCGGCAAAGGCGCTGGCGCTGTATCTACAAACACCGCAGTTGGTGCTAGTGCTTTGGCTGGTAGTAATAGCGGGAATGGTCGTAATACTGCCGTTGGTAGTGCTGCGCTAACAGTCAATTCAACAGGTGAAAGCAATAGTGGTTTTGGTCAACAGGCTTTGACCAGTAACACGACTGGTAGCAACAACACGGCATCTGGTTATGCATCTCTGTTTTTGAATACAACTGGTGGCGCAAACACCGCGGTGGGTGTCGGTGCTTTGCTTTCCAACACCACAGCAAGCAACAACACATCAGTAGGCTATCAGGCGGGGTATAGCAACACGACTGGTGCGTTTAATACTTTCTTTGGTCGTTTGGCTGGATACTCAAACACCACGGCAGCTGCTGTAACCGCTGTTGGTAATGCTGCGGCAGCAGGAAATACAACGGGAACAGATACAACGGCAGTCGGTAGTAATGCACTTGTAGCCAACACAACAGGAGGCTACAACACTTCTGTCGGCTCTCAATCCCTCTACTCCAACACCACAGCAAGCAACAACACCGCTGTTGGTTATCAGGCGGGGTATAGCGGAACAACAGCATCTGATAGCACTTATGTTGGTAACTTTGCAGGTTATGGCGCAACCACAGGCACTAGAAACACATTGGTAGGTTTCTACACAGGTTCAGCAATTACAACGGGAACTTTTAATAACTTCTTTGGTACGCAAGCAGGTCAAGCAGTAACTACTGGCGGTAAAAATACTATCTTAGGTAGCTACTCAGGCAACCAAGGCGGATTAGACATTCGCACATCAAACAACTTTATCGTGCTATCTGATGGGGATGGTAATCCACGGGCGTTTTTTGACACTAATGGAACCTTTTATGTGGGTTCTTCGTTAGGTACAAACTGGTCAGCAGCAACATCTGGTGGTGCAAGCCTAATTACTCTTGGGTACAACTACAACAGGGCAACTGGTAACGCCTCTGGACGCTATTGGTTTAGCGGCCCAGATGGAAACTCAAATTATGTTGTTTACAACGCTGGTAACTCTGGCGTGTATTTGAGCTACGGAGGCACATCATGGAGTGCTAACTCTGATGAGCGACTAAAGGACATTATTGAGCCAATTACTGAAGCTGCAAGCAAAGTGTCATCTATTCGTGCTGTTATTGGAAAATATAAAACAGACGAAGAAGGGGTAAGACGCAGTTTTTTGATTGCTCAAGATGTGCGGGCAGTTTTACCAGAAGCTGTATCTACGCACAAAGTTGAAGGCGATGAAACAGAATATTTTGGTTTGGCATATGCAGATGTCATTCCGCTTCTTGTGGCAGCAATCAAAGAACTCAAAGCTGAAATTGACGCATTGAAAGGTCAAGCATGATCGAATTAACCCAAGAAGAACAAATCGCCAAGCACTACGCTGCTTGCATGGACAGCGTGAACCTCATCAATGGTGGCAAGCCTGAACTGATGACCTATGAGGAATGGGCTGACACAGTTGCTCGAAACAAAGAGCACCTGACCATCATGCTGGCTAAAGACTTTTGGACAAATGAAGATTTGTCTGCAATTCAAGCAGCGAGTGTGTGATGACTAACCATCAGACTGAAACAGTTACAGCGGTTGCAACGAAGGTTGCTCCACCAGTAACGGTATCTCTTGCAACAGTTGCTGGCTATCAGGTCAGCGAGCTGGTGCTGTGGGCTACCTTGATCTATACGATGCTGATGATTGGTCACAAGGTGTATCAGATTTACAAGGACGTAAGGTCAGAGTAATGTGGACCCGATCTCTGCAATGCTCATGCTCTCCAGCGCACTTAAGGGCATACGCTCTTGTTGCGAAATGTTGTCAGAGGGTCGTGCGGAGATACAACGCATAAAGAAGGGGGTCGCTGATGCAAAGGAAATCGTCAAAGATGTCTCTGGTTTTTTTGGTTGGGTCAAAAGTCTGTTCTTACCAGAATATAAGCAAAGCGTTAACTCTAGAAAAGCTGAAGAAACGAAGAAGAAAGTAAAGGACGAATATGTTGACTACATTCCTGACGAAGATGCGATCATTGACCAGTTCATTAAGCACGTTGGCGACTTCTTTAAGGCTCAGGCTTATCTCGTTGCTTACAAAGAAGACCTAGAGCGCAAGGTGTTTGGAAGCTCTTATGGTGACAACAACCTTGGTGCTTTGGAATTGATCTCGATTGAGACAAAGCTGGTCAAGTGTGGTGCAGAGCTTAGAGAGCTAATGAACGAAGCACCATCGCAGCTTGGTCCTTTGTATAGTCGCTATAAGGTGATGTACTCCAAGATTCTGGATGAGCAAAAGAAAGCAAGGGAAAGGGAAAGACGAAACGAAAAGCAAAAGCGTATTGACAAGATCAAGACCGAAAATGACAGGGTTGATCGTTGTGTCCCGCATTGGGTTACGCTTGGGCTAATCATCATCTTTTGGGTGTTCGTATGGCTAATATCGCAGAGTACGATGCAAAAATCTACTTTTGGGGCATG